CGTCTGTCCGGCCTGGAACGCAAGGCCGGCAAAAGTGATCTACCTGCGGATGGAGAATGATCCGGAACTCGAATTCGAGTTCTACCTTGCGGATCGGCTCGGCATGACTGTCCACAAGCTACGCAGCACGATGTCAAACGACGAGTTCGTCCACTGGGCTATCTACTACGGCCGTAAGGCACAACGGCAAGAACTGGCCACGAAGATGGCGCGCAACGGGAGGTGATCACGGTGGCCGAGGAGTTCGTGCAGATCCGCGTTGACGGATTGAAGCAACTCAACCGCTCGCTGAAGGACCTCGGCGCCGACATGCCCAAGGCGCTGCGCCTGGCCGGCAACCAGGCCGCTGACATCGTCGTGGCGCAGGCTCGCCCGAAGGTGCCGACCGGACCGGGCAAGGGCGGCCACGCCGCGTCCAGCGTCAAAGCGGCCAGCACCCGCACAGCGGCGCGCGTGAAGGCCGGTGGGGCGAAGTTCCCCTACTTCCCGTGGCTGGACTTCGGCGGCCGCGTCGGGCGTAAGAAGCACGTCGTGCGGCCGTTCCTGAAGACCGGGCGGTACGTGTGGAAGGCGTACAGCGACAAACACGAAGAGGTCGCGACCGTGCTGGCCGGTGCCCTGGACAGGGTGATCGTGGATTCCGGGCTCGGCCCGGTCAAGGGCGGTGAGTGATGGGAACTCAGGGACCTACCGTCACGCTCACGTTCGCCGGTGACACCACATCCGTGGACAAGGCCGTGAACAAGGTCGGCAGCTCGACGGAGAAGCTGTCCACCGAGGTGGGCAAGTCCACCAAGGAGATCGGCGAGTCCGGCGAGGGCATGAAAGGCAAGCTCTCCGAAGCGGCGGACGGCACCGAACAGAAGATGCTCGGCCTGCACGACACCGTGGACGGGCTGGCGGGCACGTTCCAAGGCTTCAAGGACGGCAGCGTCTCGGAAGTCGCGCAAGGGCTCGCGGATATGGCGGGCGGCATCGCCTCGTTCGTGATCCCCGCGATAGCCGGGATGTCCGGCGGCTTCGGCGCGGCCGCGACCGCCGTCAAGGGCTTCTCGATCTCGCTGCTGACCTCACCGATCACGTGGATCGTGCTGGGGATCATCGCGCTGATCGCCATCATCGTCCTGATGATCACCCACTGGGACAAGGTCAAGGCCATCGTCGGCGTCGTCACGCACGCGATTGTTGTTGCATGGCAATGGGTGGAGGGCATCGTAGGCGGCGTGTTCTCGCGCATCGGGTCCGTAGCGGAGTCCGCGTTCAACGGGATCGGTAACGGGCTCAAGGGTGCGCTGAACTTCGTGATCGGCCTGCTGAACCACGGCATCGACGCGATCAACGTGCTGATCAACGGTGCGAACAGCGCGCTGGGCTGGACCGGGTTTCACCTCGGCGACATCCCGCACATCCCGAAGCTGCACACCGGCGGCATCGTGCCGGGCACGGTCGGCAGCGAAATGCTCGCGGTGCTCCAGGCCGGTGAGCAGGTCGTTCCGGCCGGCGGCGTGCAGAGCGGTAACGGCGTCGGTCTGCATATCACCGGCGACGCCGACAGCGCGCTAGCAACCATGATCATGTCGCTGTATCGCTCGAACAAGATTCAGGTGGTCGACGGCAACGGGAAACGAGTGAAGGTCGGTTGAGATGTCCTACATCACGTGGAACAGCCCCATGGTCACCACGGCCGCGCCAGCGAAGGTGGCCACCGGCACGGCCATCAAGACAATGCTCCAGCTCGCCGCCCCGTCCACCCGCAAGCTCTCGGTGGTCGGCTGGGGGATCAGCTTCGATGGCGCGGCACTGGCCACACCTGGTGTGTGCGAACTCGTCCAGACCGACGTCGGCGGCACCATCACGCAGGCTGTCGCGGCGGGCATCCAGCCCTACGACGACGACAGCGCACCGGCCAGCCTGCTGGACATCAGCGGCACCACCAAGACCGGCTACACCTGCACCTCCGAGGGCTCGATCACCGCGACGCGGTCGTTGGACACACAACTGATCGACCCGGCCAACGGCTACGTCTGCTGGTTCCCGGAAACCAAGCGGCCGAAGGTCGCGGTGTCGAAGTTCCTGCGGGTGCGGGTCACCTTCGGCACCACCACCAACGCCCTGTGCTACGTGATCTGGGACGAGGTGTAGGCAGCCATGCCCGCGACGTTCGTCTCCAACCCGCCGAACCGGTGGCACCGCCGGTCGCGCGGGTCCACGACGTTGCGACGCGGGCACTTCGTCACCGACGCCGACGCCGGCGTGCCGATCCTGCCCCAGCAGTTCGGCGACACACTGAAACTGGTCGTGGAAATCGCGTGGGGCGCGAACCTCACGGCCGCGTCGTCGACGTGGGTATGGACCGACATCACCCGCGATGTGCGGGTAGACGACGCCGTCAGCATCACCCTGGGGAAAGCGAACGAAGCCACCGACACCCAACCGGCCGGTATCAAGTTCTCGGTGGACGACAGCGCCAGCAAGTACAGCACCAGCCCACTCGGCCCCAACTGGCCGAACGTCCAATTCAACACGCCGATCCGCGCTCGGATAGTGAACAGCGGCGTCAGCAATTCGCGGTTCGTGGGCTACGCCACGTCGTTCGTTCCCGGCTGGAACGTCAAGGGCAACGTGGCCACGGCCTCGATCAGCGCGAGCGGCATCCTCCAGCGCCTCGGCCAGGGCCAGGTCCCCAGCCGCTCGTGTCTCTGGTACTCGGTGAACAACACCGCCCCGTCGATGTGGTGGCCACTGGAAGAGGGCACCGGATCTGCCCAGGGCATTCCCGCCGTTGGATCAGGGACGATGTCGTTCTTCCAGGGCACGACAGGGTTAGGTGGACTCGCCGGATCGGCCCAGTTCGGCGGCGATACCTCATTGGCGGGTGCCGATCGGGAATTGACGCTGACGGCGGCCAACGCGGCCCCGTACATGGTGGCCACAGTGGACAGTGCCGTGTCGGCCGCGTGCGCCACGTCGTTCACCCTGTCCTGGTACGCCAAGTTCACCGACGACGCCACCCAGGGCGCGAACTTCCTGGCCTACATGTCGGGCAGCAAGGTGCTCGACGTGTCGTTCACGACCAGCACGACGTTCCTGATCTGGGACGAGACCGGCGCGACGTCGTCCACCGCGACCACCGCCGACGTGTTCGGACAGTGGCACCAGTGGGTGTTGCTGGTGGAGAAATCCGGCTCGAACGTGGTGGCGATCCTGTTCAAGGACAGCAACGCCTATCTCTCGGCAACGTTCACCGGTGTCAGCATGACCGGCCCGATTCAGTTCGTGTTCGAAGCACCGTTCACGTCCGGCAGTTCCCTGTCGCTGTCGCACGTGACGCTGCACCCCTCGGACGCCACCTCCTCTGTGTTCACTACCGTGAACTCGTCGAAGGGCCACCCCGGCGAAACGGTGACCGACCGCATCAGCAGGATCACGTCCGAGCGTGGCATCACGTCCACGGTCTCCGGATCGAGCGTCCAGACGATGGGTCCGCAGACCTCCGGGAACACCGTGGACCTGTTGCGGCAGTGCGAACAGGTCGACGGCGGCGTGTTGTACGACGGGCAAGCGGCCGGGTTCTCGTATCTCAACCGGGATCACCGGGAGAACCGGGCCGTGGCGCTGACCGTGGACGCGACGCAGATCCTCGGCGCGCCGACACCGGTGCAGGACGACCAGCTCATCCGCAACCGCTGGACGATCAGCAGAACCAACGGCGCGACCGGGTACGTCGAGCGCGCCACCGGCGCCACGGGCAGCGCCACCGTAGGTCTCTACGAGGACTCCAAGACGCTGAACCTGCCCGACGACTCGACCCTGTTCGACCAGGCCGGGTGGCGGACCAACCAGGGTGATGTGCCGTCCTACCGGTATCCGGCCCTGACGCTCGCGCTGCACGCCACGCCCGCCCTGCTCTCCCAGTGGCTGGCCTGCCCGGTGTTCTCCCGCGTGCAGCTCGTGAACCTGCACTCGGTGGCCAGCCAGTTCGCCACCGACGCCGTGGACATGGTGCTGGAGGGCTACACGGAGACGTTCACCAGCACCACGTGGGACGTGACCGCGAACACCTCACCGTTCGACCCGTGGCGGGTCGACGTGCTGGCCGCCGACAGCGGCGACACGGGCGAGTTCCTGTGCCGGCTGGACACCGATGGCGCGACGGCCAGCGCGGCGGCGGCCGGGGCGACCTCGCTGACCGTGACCACACCGAGCGGGCCGCTGTGGACGACAACGGCGGACGACTTCCCGCTGTACGTCACGATCGGTGGCCTGCGGATCACGGTCACGGCGATCACGGGCAGCAGCTCGCCGCAGACGTTCACCGTCGACGGCACCACGGTGCTCAAGGCCATCAACAGCGGGGACGCCGTCACCGTGTGGGACGAAACCGTATTGGGGCTGTGACATGGCGTTCACCGCAGGCGGCAAGCTCCGCGCGTCCGACCTCGTTGCCCTGGACAATCGGGGCTACTTCTCCCGGTACAGCACCAGCGACAGCAGCACGGCCAACGCCTGGAAGACACCGGCGATCGCCCTGGCCGAGGGATCGGGAACCGGACTGTCCCTGGCCAGTTCCACCATCACGCTCGGTGCCGGCACCTGGGCGGTGGACCTCTCGCTGTACATCAGCGGCGCCGGAACAAGCACGGGGCTGATCGCGCTGGCCAAGACCACGGGTGACCCGGTAACGGGCGGCTCGTACGGCATTCAGGAGATGGGGAGCACGGCGACACTGTGGGGTGGCGAAGTGTCCCAACTGATCAAGTCAGACGGTACGGCGGCCCTGGTGCCACAGATCTACGAGACGACCGGATCGCTGTCGCTGGCCACGCTGCGCCTGGTCTTCCAGCGGTTGAGTAGTTCGTGATCAGTGGATCGCTCCGGTGACCCAGTACAGGGTCACCAGCAGCGCGAAGAAGATGCACACGTACGTGCACGCCAGCAGGAAGTGGGCTAATGCCTGCACGCCGGTCCACTTCGTGAGTTCGCGCGCCTTCATGTCCCAGCCTTCGGTTAGGCCCGGTCGCGGCGGTGGAAGCACCCCTGCCTTCCGCCGCGACCGGGGTCTGTGGGTTAGCAGCTACCCATCTCCGGCCACCTGGGTAGCCGCCGGCCACGGGCGACGCACGGGCAGCAGCCGTACAGCTTCACCAGCGGGCGGCCGACGAACCCGACGTGTTCGCGGGTGCCGGGTGCCACCGACGCCCGGCACCACACGCACTGCTCACCGGCCAGTTGGGCGGCGGTCAGCTCGTTCGCGGGTGCTGGGGTCGGAGTGGCCACGTCTCGATCGTCTCACACGTCTTGTACGGCGATATCGGCTTGTGTGTAGTGAACGTCTCAGGTCCACCCGATCGGCCCAATCGTCGTGGCATCGTTCCTGGTCATGGCCGGTCCGCTGGTGTCCACAGGGGAGGCTGCCCGTGCTCTCGGCATCGGGCGGTCGACGCTGGCGCGCTGGTGGGCCAGCGAACTCGTCACGCCGGCCCTGGTGACGGCCGGCGGTCACGCTCGGTGGGACGTCGAGCGGCTCCGCGAGCAGTTGCGCGGCCTGCGCCAGCGCGACGAGTAGCCGCAGGTCGGGAAGTGTCCGTCCCGAGCGTGAACTCCAGCCGCTCATGGGCTACGGCGCGGACTGGCGCAACTTCGCCGACGCTGTAGACCGAGCCAAGGCCGCGTGCCGAGCCAGTGGTGTCGAGGTAGCCGGAAACTCCGGTGACGTCACC